TTGCAACACCAAGTTATGAACTTGAATTACCATCAACAGGAAAGACAATATCATATAGACCCTTCTTAGTTAAAGAAGAAAAGTTACTTGTTATCGCACTTGAGAGCGAAGACACAAAACAAATTACAAACGCTATTAAAGCTGTGATTCGTTCATGTGTTTTAACAAAGGGAATCAAGGTTGAGTCATTACCTACGTTTGATATTGAATTTTTATTCTTAAACATTCGTGGTAAATCCGTTGGTGAAGATATTGATGTAAAATTAATTTGTCCTGATGATGGTGAAACTGAAGTTGATGTAAGCATCAGTCTTGATGACATTGAAGTGCAAAAACCAGAGGGACATTCAAATCAAATTAAACTTGATAATAACCTTATGATGGAACTTAAGTATCCCTCATTGAATGAATTTATTAAAAATAATTTTGATCCAAATGATACAACTAAGAATCCGATGGATCAGTCTTTTGATTTAATTGGATCTTGTATTAGTAAAATATATAATGAAGATGAAGTGTGGGCAGCAGCGGATTGTTCTAAGAAAGAAATAAGTGACTTTCTTGATTCAATGAACTCTAGTCAATTTAAAGAAGTTGAAAAGTTTTTTCAAACAATGCCAAAGTTATCTCATACTGTAAAAATTACTAACCCAAAAACAAAAGTTGAGAGTGATGTGGTACTTGAGGGTTTAGCATCTTTTTTCGGTTAGCCATGGCTCATAATAATCTAGAGAATTACTTTAGATTAAATTTTGCCATGATGCAGTACCATAAATATTCTTTGACTGAAATTGAAAACATGATACCTTGGGAACGAGATATCTACGTTGGTTTGTTACAAGCGCATCTTGAAGAGGAAAGACTAAAGGAGAATCAACTAAAAGCTAATGGATGAAACTAATCCAGCATACGAAAATTTTCGTAATAAGATGACAGCATTTGGTAAACCCATTCGGGGAACCACAAGGAGAGTTGCTGCATCAAAATTTTTAGGAAGAGATTTAGCAGCAGCAGTAGAAATAAACTCTAGAAAAATAACGATATTAAAAAATATAATTCAAGCACAACAGATTCAAACTGGTGCGATGTTGGCATCATTGTCATCACCAACAGAGAGTATAGGTAAAGATATCATGGACATCAAAGAAACGATGTCATCTATACTAGCGACGCTTGTTGCTCAAGAGAAATTTGAAATAAAACAGTTTCTCGATATGCAAAGAAGAGAGGAGAATCTTAGAAGAAGAGGTAGAGAGACCAGTTTAGAAACTGACAGTAAAGGAATGAAGATATTAAAGGCCAGTGTGGATAAGGTTGTGAGACCTGTGATGGGTATATTTCAAAGAATTTTTAATTTCTTCTTTGCTATTCTAGGAGGAAGATTTTTAGTTGGTCTTTTAAATTTCTTTTCAAACCCAAGAAATTCACGACTTGTCGATGGTATATCAAAATTTATTGAAGGAAACTTTGGATTAATATTAGGAGGTGTCGCAGCAGCAGGACTTGGATTATTGACTTTAAGTGGTGCTTTATCAACTGCCACCGCTATATTAAGAGCATCACAACTAGGTCTTGGTATTGGGCCATCTTTAACTGGTGCAGGAACTGGATCAATTCAAAGGTTTGGTAAACAAGGAGCTGTTGGTAAATCAGTGACAGGAGGAGGATTAATAAAAAATATATCAAGAATATTTTTAAGAAGAGGGACGGGTGGTATAGTTCCCGGATCTGGAAGTAATGACACAGTTCCAGCAATGTTAACACCGGGTGAAGTAGTCATCAGTAAACCTGCTGTACAAAAGTTTGGCGTAAGTAATCTGTTAGCAATCAACGCAGCAGCAGGGGCAAAAAGCAAACCTGTTGTGAAAAATAATAGGATTTACGCAAACGATGGTGCGGTAATTCCTTCTGGATTTCCAGATGTTGGTAATTTAATAAAAACATTAATCGGTACAGCTGAACAACTTCCCGATTCACCATTAGGAAAAACTTTATCAAACCCAGAAATTCCAAATGCGCTTCAAGGTATTGCTGAAAGTTTTGCAATGCCAAAATCACAGCAAAGAAATATGGGTCAGAATATTATGAACACTGTGACAAATGCATTTGGAGATAAATTAGATACTTCAAAGATAGAGGGAATGGTAAAAGAATTTCCTAATCTTACACCTCCTAACATAATTGAAAAATTAAATCAAAAAGGTGCCTTTGACAAACTAGATGACTTTATTCAAAAATTAAATAACCCAAATCAAATAGATTCCGAAGGATTTGATAATACTTTGGATGAGATATCGTTCTTCATACCTACAAAAGAGAAATGGTTGACTTACGGGGCGGTAGTGTAAATGATAGACACCAATAAACTCATACCACAAAGAAAACAGTCTGAACGTTTATCAGGTAAAACGTTAGTCACTATTGGATTGATTAAAAAAGATGTCGTCAAAATTGATAGTTTATTAAAAGAAAAACTTGTTCTATCAAAAGTAAGATATGGTATATTAAGACAACAAAATGAAAGAGAGAGAAGATTGAATAGAGAACGTATTCTTGAAAGTAAAAAAAATAGACCACAAGATTATGATGCTGATTTAAAATCAGATAAAAAAAGAAAAGGTATTGGTGGTTTTCTTGGTGGGATTCTAAAAGCAGTATTAGCAGGTTTAGGATTTACAATATTCAAATCATTACCTGCTCTTTTAAAAATTGGTAAGATAATAAAAACAATTGCAACACCATTCATCATAGGTGCAACGGTGTTTATAGCTGCGATTGGTAGGATAGCAGATGCCGGATCGAAAGTTGTTCCTCAAGTGAGGGGAAAAGATTTTCGAGGTGCAAGTGAAAAATCAATCACTGACGGGATAAATGGTTTAAGTAGAGCGTTGATAGAAACAGCTGTCGCTTTCCTTGGGGGTGCAATTGCAGGAAGTGCTGTTTCAAGAATAGTTGGTGGTAAAAGATTTAATTTAGCACAAGCAAAAGAGGTTGGTGCAAGAAAGGCATATGAGGACGCTGCAAGATTATCGAAACAAAGAAATATTAAAAAAAGGATAACCACGACAGGTCTTGATGAGAGTGATTTTAGGAGAGTTTTATCACCAAAGGATTACATACTTCATAAAAAAGCAAACGCTGGAAATGAATTAACATCAAAAGAAAGAATAAGATTATCTGATCTTATGGATGAAAACCCAGCTTATCGGGACATGGTACGTCGTAAAACTGATTTAAAGTTTAAAAAATTAGAGGTATCAGGTGCATTTCAGTATGATAGTAGATTAACACCGGGTGAAAATATACTAAGACTTGTAGATCTTGAACCACCAAAGTCTCAACGAAAAAAGAGACTATTAAACGAGTTAAGTAAAAATCAAATAAAAGCGAGAACTGGTGAGATAGATGCAGAACAAAAAATAGTAGATCAATTTATTGAGAATGAGACCATTAAAAAACAGAAAAAACTCGTTGATTTAGCACAGGTAAGGATTGATAGAACTGCAGGAAGAAGAAAAGGTGTGCCAATTGATTTCTCAGATTTTGCAGAAGTGGATATTGATGAAGACGAATTGATGAGATTAGACAGAGAGATGAAGGGATTAAAACCAAAACGTGTATCAGCGGAAGCAGTGGTTGGTGATCAATCGTTCATGAGAGCACCAACAATACCAAAAAAACCAAAAATTAATGCAGCTAAACTGGCATCTAAAAAAGGTCTATCAAAATTATTGTTTAAGTTTGGAGGAGAGGCATTTGAACAATCCGTTAAGCAAACAATAAAAGCAAGTGTTGGAACTGTTCCCATACTTGGTGATTTAATTGGATTTTTACTTGACATATTTTTATTTGGACAACCAGTTGGTAGAGCAGCGTTCATGGCATCTGGTAGTTTTATAGGAAGTTTAATAGGTGGAGTGTTTGGATTAATTGGTGGCCCTCCGGGAGCACTTGTTGGTAGTATTCTTGGTGGTATTGGTGGTGATATACTTGGTGGAGCATTTTATGATTTATTATTTGAAGGAGGTGTCGTGGGTAGAATCACTGATAATTTAAGTCAGTCATTCGTAAAAAAAGGCGTGAAGACTGGAGTTGGTATGGGCTTCATGAGTGGTGGATATGCACCATTTGGTGGTATTGTTCACGCAGGTGAGTTTGTGATTGATGCTGATTCAACTCGTGCGATCGAGCGTAGATCACCCGGATTCTTAATGGCATTAAATAAAGCAAAAGGATCGCAAGTAAATGAAGTGTTAGAAACTTACATGTCATATGGTAATGAGGGTGAGGGATCTGAGAGATTGATACCATTACCATTTGAAAAAGTTGTGACGAGGACAGTTGTTACAAATACTGGAAGTAAGGATGATTCATCATCACCATTCATGGATCTTTATAGGAGAGGATAATGGTAAGAGGAGTAAGAGGAAGTGGTGCTAAAAACAAAGCTATTTTTGAAAATTGTAACATCAAAAATGCATCAATAGTTTCAAATAATGATGGTTATAAAGTTGATCTAAAAAGAGCTCCAAGAGTGGAATATCAGGAGAGTATGTTCACCGACACGATCGATGCGTCTGTAATTGTTATTAATTCAAGTAATCGTATAAGGGGAAAAAATTTAATGGAGGGACTTCCGTTAGTTGGGACTGAAGATTTTTTTCTTGCGATTGAAGATGCAAAGGGAAATGTAATTGAAACTGAATTAATTGTTAATAAAGTGACACCACTCGAAACCTCAACACAAAGAGAAACTTTGATGTTAGAATTAACATCTGAACAATTCATAAGAAATGAAGAGAGGTCTGCTGCTATCATAAAAAGATATGATGGAAAAATTTCTGAACATATGAGAAAAATTTTAACTGAAAATCTTAAAGTTGATGAAGATAAAATTCATATTGAGGAAACAAATAATAATTATAACTTTGTTGGTAATACAAGAAAACCATTTTATATTTTGAATTGGTTATGTAAAAAGTCCATCCCAAGTGTTGATGGTAAGAGAGGAGATAGCGCAGGTTATATATTTTATCAAAATGCTGATGGTTTTTATTGTACATCGATGGATCAACTTTTTAGTCAAGATCATAAAAGGGATGCAGGTGGTGCAGGATCTTACATATTTGGGAACCTTCCTGACACACCACTTGGTTATGACGGACGTATCATTAATTTAGATGCTGACAATCGATTTATTGCGAATGAAAAGTTAAGAATGGGAGCCTATAAAACAAGGTTGATTTTATTTAATCCATTAAATTGTGAGTATAAAATTGAAGAGCAAGATGCATACGACACTGAAGATGGCACCACACATGCTGGAAAACAACTTCCAATTATCAATGAAAAATTTTCTGGTGAGGCAACCAGAACCACTTATGTTTTAAAAGACACAGGAACTCTTCCTTCGGGAAATGTAAAACAACAGATTGAAAAGAATGAAGAACAAGCTTTTGAGGTTGATGTAATTCTTAATCAAGCGATAAGGAGATATAATCAATTCAGTATTGGTTCAATTGAAGTAGATATTGCTGCAGATTTTTCCATAAGAGCTGGACAGACAATTTTTATTGATACATCCTCTGGAACAAATGATGAGAGTCAAGAAACAAACAAAGAAATTGGTGGTAAATATTTAATCGCAGTTGTAAAACATGCGATTAATAATGGAAAAGGTATTACCAAACTTGGATTAGTGAGAGATTCTGTTGGTAGAGATGGAAAACCACACAGTGGTAGCATGGTGAACTAAAATAAGTTATAATGAATAAATAC